GTGGTTGATGAGTACGGCACACTGCTTGGCATACCCTCAAAGCTTATCCGTTCTGACGATGAAGTGGCGGAAATGCAGGAAGCACAGCAGAAGAAGATGCAGGCTATGCAGACCATGCAGATGGCACAGTCGGGTGCTGAAACGGCAAAGACACTCTCAAAGGCAGATGTTGGCGAGGACAAGAACGCATTGCAGGCAATCTTCGGTGATGTGGGGGTGTAGAAACTCAGGTGGATATTAAGGAGGTATACGGATGAAACACAGTGACCCGTTGGCGAAGGTGATTTCGCATCACGTCCGGCAGAGAGAACTTATCGAAATGGCTGATGTCCTTTCAACTAAGTCGGGCAGGATGTTTGTATGGAGGATTTTAGAAAAAGCCGGAGTTTTCAGGGGTTCAATGGATGGCAATATGTCATGGACAGCGTTCAAAGAAGGTGCTAGGTCCGTTGGCTTACAGGTCTACGTGGACATAATGGACTCATGCCCCGGCAGGCTTACTGAAATGTGGCAGGAAGCTAAAATACAAAGACAGGAGGATGCAGAGTATGGCAGAGCAGGAAGCACCGAATAAGGAAACAACGGAACCTGAGGGGCAGGTAGAACAGACCAAAGAAGAAGAAACAAAAACTGCTGAACAGAAGTTAGAGGAAACAATGAAACAAAAGGAGGAAGCACCCAAGGAAGAAGGTGCTGACCCTGATAAAAAAGAAGAAACTGCCCTAGAAATTACTGATGATTGGAAGCCTAAACTGCCTGAGGGGATGATTCTTGACGAGGCGGTGTTCAAAGAGGCTAAGGATTTGCTCAAGGAGATGAAGCTTTCTCCTGACAATGCACAGAAGCTGACTGATTATCAGATAAAGATAATGCAGGACATGCAGGAAACAACGTACCGTAACTGGCAGAACAAAATCAAAGAGTGGGATGAAGGGATAAAGAACGACCCGGAGTTCAAAGACAACTTTGATAAGAAAAAAGCCGTTGCCGACCTAGCGTACAACGAGTTCTTCACGGCGGATGAGAGAGACTACCTCACCAAACTAGGCGTATCAAGTTACTTATTCCGGGCTTTGTATAAGGTCGGATTAAAGGTTGCTGAACCACAAACTGTTCCAAGTGGTACAGCCAGTGGACAGAAAGCAAAATACAAGGACTCATTTGAAGGGCTTACGGGCTTATTCGGTGAGACAAAAAACTAAGGAGGAATAAATAATGGCAACAATAGGAGACAAACTCAATCTGGTTGACCTAGTTAATAGGCTCGACCCCGACCAGAAAGTCGCACCGATAGCCGAGATTCTCAACGAAACTAACGAGATTCTCGATGACATGATTTGGAAAGAGGGCAACCTTCTCACAGGGCATCGTTACACGCTTCGTGCAGGCATCCCTTCACCAACGTGGCGCAAAATCAATCAGGGTGTCATCCCGAACAAATCAATCACTGAACAGGAAGATGCGGCTTGCGCCATGCTTGAGGCTTACAGCGAGTGCGACAAAGAACTCGCCGACCTCAACGGCAACACAGCGGCTTTCCGTGCATCAGAAGCGGCAGGACATATTGAGGGTATGTCTCAGGCTTTCGCCAAGACCCTGTTCTACGGCAACGTCAACACTGCTCCGGAACAGTTCAAGGGTATTGCGAACTACTACAACCTTGCTTCAACCACCAAGACGAACATCGGCTACAACGTTATCAAAGGCGGCGGAGCGGGTGATGACAATACCTCTCTCTACCTTGTCGGATGGTCTCCGAGAACTGTATTCGGCATCTATCCGAAGGGTTCTCAGGCAGGTCTCAAGTTTGAGGATAAGGGACAGGTCACTCTCGGTGACGAGACAAACGGATACCATGAAGGTTATCGTTCGCACTTCCAGTGGAAATGCGGCATAGCAATCCCTGACTGGCGTTATGTTGTCCGTATCGCCAACGTGGACGTATCCGCTCTTGCCTCGTTCGGAAGCGGCTCAGACACAAGTGCGGCACTCATCCGCCTTATGGTACAGGCGTACCACAAAATCCCGCATATCGGTGCTTGCAAGCCTGTATGGTACTGCAATGGCACTGTTAAGCAGTGGCTTGATATTATGGCAATGGAGAAAACGAACGTTCGCCTTGGTATCAGCGAATATGACGGACAGGAAATCACTTCCTTCCGTAACATCCCCATCAAGAAATGTGACGAGATTCTTGATTCGGAAACTCTCGTAGCATAGGAGGTATATAGGATGATACTCGACAAAGAACTTAACATCAGCGCGGCACAGTCTATCACAGGTGCAACGGGGGCAATAGCGGCTACAAATATTATTGACCTCCAGAAAACGAACCTCCAGACAAGGGCGAACGCTAAACTCGTATGCGTTATCAATACGGCATGCGATTCGACCGGAGAAGCGGCAACTCTTATTGTCAAAATCATAACTGATGATGACGAGGCTTTGGGGTCTGCTACAACTCTTTACACTTCCGCTACCCTGGCAGAAGCAACGATAGCTGTCGCAGGTTATAAGGTATTCGAGTTCCCGCTCTCTGTATTTGAAGGCAAACTCGAACGCTATCTCAGCGCAACGTACACCGTAGGCACAGAAGCACTGCTCACTGGCAAGGTGGATACCTACGTAACACTGGACTATCAGTCTGTATAACCCCCTGTAGACAGACATGGCTAGATATATTTGCACCCATGATTGTTTCGACCAAAGGGGAGTACGCAGAGAACCGGGGGATATAGTCGATTACGCACAGGGTGAACATGTTCCGAAGTGGTTCACCCCTGTGCAAACAGACGGTGCTGTTGAGGAAGCAAAGGTAAACTCCGTTGCTAAACAACAGCCTGAGACCCTGTTTGAAATGCAGATGGCGGCAAAAACTCAACCGGAAGCAACAAAAGAAACGGTGCAGAAGAAGCCGTCTGTCAAAGAGGCTGTGAAAGCAAAGCCAAAAACAAAAACATCATCTAGCAAGACTACTAAGAAATAGTACGCGGGGGGTGGGAAACTGCTCCCCTATCTTTTGAATTTTAACGTATCACTTAAAAATAGATTGGAGGGGTTGTTATGGCTACAGAACTACTTGACCCTTGGAGAATAGCACCTAACGCAACCTTTGAGGCTGTCCTTATATGCAAGGATGACGCAGGAGCGGAACTAAGCGTGGTTGGTTGCAAAGCTAGAATGGACTTTAAGACTAATGCCAATACCGGGTCTACTTCGTTATTCTCTCTTACCGATACCGATGGTCTTGCTTTGGCAGGAGAATCGGTTGTTGAGGATGGAGTTACATACCATGACGGTGTTATACGCATAACAGTGACTCCTGACAAGGCGAAGCTTTTGGAAGAATTTAAGGGTTTTGCTGACCTCTTAGTGCAACTGTCATCGACCAACGTCATGCGTGTATATGACCCTCCACGTAATTGGATAGGCGTTCGTGCAGTTACTCCTGCTACCTTCTCGTAGGTGCTACGATGGCACAATTTATCGAAATAGTGGATGGGAATACTTCCATCATAGAGCGGATAACTAAAAATGAGATTCTTGAACTCTCATCAGGAGTGCAAGGGATTCGGGGGGCAACTGGACCTACTGGACCAACGGGACCTACTGGACCAACGGGACCTACTGGTGCAGATTCTTACGTCACTGGACCTACTGGGGCTACGGGTGTTATCGGACCCACAGGACCGACTGGGGCGGCATCAACAGTAACGGGACCAACGGGTCAGATAGGACCCACAGGACCGACTGGGGCTACAGGTGGTAAGGGCGATACTGGCAGTATCGGACCAACTGGACCTACCGGAGCGACTGGAGCGGCATCAACTGTTACAGGACCGACAGGACCCACGGGAGCGACTGGTGCGGCATCTATGGTTACGGGACCGACAGGACCAACTGGAGCAACTGGAGCGGCTTCGACTGTCACTGGACCCACAGGACCTACTGGAGCGACTGGTGCGGCTTCGACCGTTACGGGACCGACAGGACCGATAGGTGCAACTGGACCGACAGGTCCACAAGGTGCGGCATCCAATGTTACTGGACCTACTGGTCCAACTGGCGGCAAGGGAGATACTGGTTCAATAGGACCCACGGGACCCACAGGTCCACAAGGTGCGGCGTCTACCGTCACGGGACCAACGGGACCGACTGGACCTGCGGGGGCGGCATCTACCGTAACGGGACCCACTGGACCCACTGGCGGAGTAGGACCAACTGGGTCTACAGGACCCACAGGTGCAACGGGCACTTCTGGAACGAACGGGACTGTTTTCCAGACTACTGGTGCATGGGTCAGCGGGACATACTATTATGGCGTGTCTACGGTCAAGGACATTGTAGAACACAACGGTTCAGCGTATGTCTGTATAAGCAATCACACGGCGGCAAGCATAAGCGAACCGGGCGTAGGCGGCGGCTGGGAACTTTACTGGAAACTCATAGCATCTAAGGGCAGTACGGGACCTACAGGACCCACGGGTTTGACGGGACCCACAGGAGCAACAGGAGCGGCTTCCACGGTGACGGGACCAACTGGACCTACTGGACCTGCGGGTGCGGCATCGACTGTTACTGGTCCCACGGGACCTACCGGAGCAACTGGGGCAAACGGTGGCACGGATATTGTCAACGATAGTTCTCCACAGTTGGGCGGCGATTTGGACTGTCAGGCGAATGGTATTTACTTCACTATTTACAATCTCACTGGCACAGAAGTCAATATCACGAACGGCAACCATCAGAAGAAAACGTTGTCTGGTAACGTGACGCTGACATACGCCACTCCATCTGGGGCAACAGCATTGCACCTATCTATCTATCAGAACGCTTCAACAGCATACACAGTGGCGTTCCCTACGACTTTGTGGGCTAACGGAGGGACTGTTCCTGACCTTTCGACACTCGGGGCAAAGTATGTAATATGCCTTGATTACGATGGCACTAACTGGTTCGGAAGTTGGAGTAAGTACGCATGAGCCAGATATTAGTGCCAGTTAGTGATGTTAATTCAAATTGGTCATGTAGTTCTGGTACGACTAGATACTCTCTTATTGATGAAATATCGTACAACGATGCCGACTATATAACAACTAACCTAGTAACTATGTACGAGGCAAAACTGTTAAGCGGTATCGTGCCAATAAATCGTGCTAATCATCAAATCATGATTAGGGCTAAAGCCGCAATAACGGGTAAGAAAGTTGGGGTATATTTATATCAAGGTAGTACGGCAATCGCTTCGCCTCTTTTTACCCTTACCACAAGTTTTTCTACGCAAACCTACACCTTAACAGAAGCCGAAGCGTTACTTATTACTAATTATGCAGATTTACGATTCAGGATAGATTCAAGTGTAGCTAACACGAAATACGTTTCTCAGGCTATTTTAATAATACCGGATGGTCTCAGTGTGGGGCTAGAAATGGGGTGTAATTTCTAATGGATGCAATCATGTATGTTTTCGGTAATGACAACAAACTCTGCGGAACTGAAAAGACATATTCAGACAAAGAGATAGTGGCATCGGATTATCCTGCAAGCCAGAACCACCGGACATTTATAGCCCCGCCGAGTTACGATGCGGCAACTGAAATTCCTGTGTGGAACGGGGCTACGTGGGACATTCATACTCTAAGCGAGTATGTGACGGCGGAACTGACTCTCGATGAAGTCAAGGAAAACAAGCGTGCTGAGATTGCTCAGATACGCTACGATGAAGAAAGTGTGGGCTGTGCTTGGAACGGCTATGTAGTCGCAACTGACCGGGAAAGCAGGTCGATACTTAATACTGCAAAGGCTATAGCAGATGAAATGGGTGTACTGTATACCTCATCTACATGGAAAATGCAGAGCGGCGAATTTGTGAAACTATCCATGTCTGACATGAAAAGCATGGGTATGACGATGGCGGCATATATCCAAAGTTTATTCAACAAAGAAGCTGAGTTGAACACGAAAATCAACGAAGCGGCAACAAAAGAAGAAGTCAATCTTATAACTTGGGGGTAGAAAAAAATGTCTAAGGTCTGCGTGTACGCAATATGCAAAAATGAGGAAAAGTTTGTAGACAGGTGGATGGATAACATGTTGTTCGCCGACTACGTTTGTGTTCTCGATACCGGAAGCACCGATGGAACATACGAAAAACTCAAGGGTTATTGCAAATTCCAGAATGTGTTTGTGGAACAAAGGGTCATTTCTCCGTGGCGGTTTGATGTTGCCCGAAACGAGAGCATGAAGCTGATTCCGAAAGATGCGGATATATGCGTATGCGTGGACCTAGACGAAATTTTCGAGAATAAGAATTGGGCTAAGACATTGAAGAATATCCACAACAGGGAAGGATTCGACCGCTTGCATTACCCGTTCGTTTGGCAAGTCAATCCAGATGGGTCAGACGGCGTGGTGTTTTACGGAGAGAAGATTCATAGCAACAGGGAGAATTACAGTTGGGTACATGCTGTACATGAAGTCTTATCTCTTAGAGGGGAAACAACAGAAAAACATTCTACTACACAGGATATACGGTTACAGCACTTCCCTGACGCTACAAAGAGCAGGTCATCTTATCTTCCACTGCTTGAGCTGGATGTGAAGGAACGACCGCAAGATGACCGTGCCGCTCATTACCTAGGCAGGGAATACTTCTTCCGTGGCGAATACCACAAGGCGATAGGAGAACTTAAAAGACACCTGGCGATTCCAACTGCGACATGGGCTGATGAACGTGCGGCGAGCATGAGGTATATAGGTAAAAGCTATGACGCTCAAGGGTACAAGGATGTTGCGGAGCAGTGGTTCTTGAGAGCAATAGCGGAAGCCCCATATCTGCGTGAAGGATATGTGGATTACGCAACAATGCTCCTTGCCGCTAAGAAATATCCTGATGCGCTGTACTTCGCTCAGAGGGCGTTGTGCATTAAAGAGAGAACAATGAGTTATATCAACAGTGCAGATGCTTGGGGCTATGCTCCTTATGACATCATGGCGGTCGCACTTTGGTATTTGGGTGAGAAGAAACTGGCTCGTGAAAATATAGATAAGGCTTTGGAATACAAGCCTGACGATACAAGGCTACTGATGAATAAGGAGTTGATGAAGGATGGCACGAACTGATGTAAATATAGTCAACATAGCACTTTCAAGGCTTGGTATAACTGATGCTATTACAGCACTGACTGAGACTACCAACGTGCAGGCTGTACAAGCTAACCTGATTTATGCTGAGACGAGGGATGCCCTGTTGCGTGAGTTTCCGTGGAGATTTGCCATAAAGCATGTTACTCTCAGTGAAACGCTATACGATATAGACCAGACAGAATTTAACCATCACTACCAATACCCTGATGATTGTCTTCGGGTGCTTCGTGTGTATGATGTCACAACTGAACGCAGTACCATAACTCCCAAAGTGCAGTACGAGGTCTATTCCGTAGGTACGGCAACAGATGACAGCGTGAAACTCATAGCCACGAACCTAGCGGATGCGTCTGCGGACTATATTGCACGTATCACAGACCCGGACTTCTTCGACTCAACGTTCGTGGACTGTCTTGCATGGAGACTTGCCGCTGAACTCGCAGTACCTCTTACAAGGGGGTTTGACAAGCGTGATGAACTCTACAAGGTATACATGAGTACGCTTGAATCAGCTAGGGCAATAGACATGTCGGAGGGGCACAAAAGGATAGTTACGAGGCGCAATAAGTACGTAGGTGCAAGGTAATGGCTGAGATAGCCCATCCCATCTATACCTCCTTTGCTAAAGGGGAGTTGTCCCCGTCTATGTACGGCAGGGTAGACTTGCAGTATTACACCATAGGGACAAGGGTTATGCTCAACTATCTTGTACATCCTCAGGGCGGGGTTAGCAATACCCCCGGGACTCAATACATTGCACCGGTAAAAACAGCTACCGACCCAGTGAAACTGATTCCATTCGAGTTTTCTACGACTCAGGCATACATGCTTGAGTTCGGAGATTACTACATGAGGGTATACAAGGACAAGACTCCTGTGATGAATGGGGCAGTACCCTATGAATTGGTGACTCCATATTCAAAGTCAGACGTATTTAAGCTGAGATTCACGCAGTCAGCTAACGTATTGTTTATAACTTGTCCGGGCAAAGCTCCAAAGGAGATAACAAGGACCAGTGACACGGCATGGACTATCACGGACTTTGCGTATGAAAATGGTCCGTTTCTTGATGAGAATATCGATGATACAACTTTGACGTTAAGTGCGATAAGCGGTAGTACGGGGTCATACGGAGAGTCAGTGAAGGTTACTGCATCGGCAGGCATGTTCGCCGCAGGTGATGTCGGAAGATGGATAAAAATAAGATATATTCGTGACGAGGAAATTATCTATCGTGCTAATTATGATTGGAATACTACCTTGCCGCACTACAGTGATGTGTGGACTCTAAATGGAACGTTTGAAATAAAATATAAGCGTCAAACCTCCGGGTTAGGAGCAACGGAATTTCAGTTTAGCAGGGACAATGGGACTACTTGGACGGTTTACGACGTACTTGATGATACATCAGGGTCATGGAACCTTGTCAGTGGTGAAATAACGCAAGAGGATGGAGATTCGTATACTCCTAAAGTGAGATTTTGTGACCCAGTAGACACTCCTGACCCAAACAACGTAACGATTAGATTCAAGAAAAAACGAGAAGAAAAAATAGGTTATCTGAAAATCACCGGGTATACATCTAGCACAGTGGTTACTTGCTTAGTCAAAAAAGCATGTAATAAACTTGATACTCCGTTGACCACTTGGTCGTTGGGTGCATGGGGTGCAATTCCGGGTTATCCAGAAACGGTAATGTTTTATCAAGATAGACTGGCTTATGCTAACACACCAACACAGAAAAATAGGATAGACCTGTCGAAAACAGGCGATTATTCTAACTTTGGCACAGAAGTAGAGTTACAGGATGATGACGGGATATCCGTTCCGCTCCCGTCAAGGAGCGTCAATGCAATAAACAACCTTATTCCAATGCGTGAAATGCTTGCGTTCACAAGTGGCGGGATATGGTCTATAGCACCGGGAAGCAACGGTGACGCTTTGACTCCGAACAGCATGAAGTCAGGCATTGAAACTGGCTTTAAGGCAGGAAACCTGCCGCCTATAGTTATAGGCAATATCGTTTTCTATGCACAGTATTATCTTAATAAGATTTACTCGTTGGCATATTCAGACACAGTGTACGGTTATGACGGTGTGGATATGAGCGTGGCAAGCAACCACCTATTTGAAGGATACACGCTTGTTGATTGGTCTTATCAGCAGGAACCTTGGTCTGCTATATGGGCGGCACGTTCGGATGGCACTCTGTTGGGATTCACCTTCCTCAAGGAACAACAGGTGCAGGCATGGTACAGGCGCACAATGGCATCCGGAGGCAAGGTAGAATCTGTCGCTGTTATCCCGGGCACGACTCAGGATGATGTGTATTTCGAGGTAGCAAGGACTGTCAACGGCAGTACGGTAAGATACATCGAGTGCATGGCTGTACGTGACGCTACAACGCTCGAGGGCGCATGGTTCGTGGATTCAGGTATAGAATACGACAGCACACCAGTTACCACCGTTACGGGGCTTACACACCTGATAGGATGCAGTGTTTCCGGTGTGGCTGACGGGGTGGCGTTCAGCGGCAAGACGGTAGATGCAAGCGGACATATAACACTGGACACTGCGGCTTCTCACGTTATAGTCGGGTTGCCGTACACAAGTGACTTGCAGACGCTTGACATCGAGATAGGAATGGACAACGGCACGTTGCAGGGGCGCAAGAAACGTGTGGGAGTTGTTACGCTCCGCCTGCAAAACAGTAAGGGCGGATACGTGGGTCCAGACGCTGACCATCTTATGCCAATACGTTATCCTTCCGGGGCTACATATCCTTACACAGGGGATGTGGAGTTGGTGCTTAACAGTTCGTATGATGCAAGCGGCAGAATATTTATAAGACAGTCTGAACCTTATCCAATCACCATAAATGCGATAATACCGGATGTGATTATAGGTGGCTAGGATAATTGATTATTCACCGGAACATGCGAGGTATTTAGCGGAACGGCTACACCCGGCAAACATTGCGGAGTTGTGGTCGCTCCATCATCATGCCCCGTTGGAAGGGATTCTGTGGGCTGTTGATAGCAGTAAAAAGGTGTGGATTGGTCTCGATGACAACGGGTTGCCTGCCGCAATATTCGGGGTAGGCGTTATGGGGATATTCGAGAACGTGGGCTTCCCGTGGCTGATGTGCCGGGAAGATATTGCCGATTACCGGATAGCCCTGTTAAAGACTTTTAAGATTACGGTCAGGAAGATGCGGGAACTTTTCGATTCTCTCGAAGGGGAGATAGATGCTCGCAACACAGAGGTACTAAGGATGTGTGAGTGGGCGGGGTTCACGGTAGAGAAAGCGAGACCGTATGGTATAGATAATATGCCTTTCCATCATATAGTTTTAAGGAGGGATAAATAACATGTGCGAACCTATAAGCATGATGGCGGCGTTTTCGTCAATGGCTGAGAGTTTCTCGGCGGTTGCTCCTATAGTCGAAGGAATAGGCGCACTTTACTCCGCAGGTGCTACGTACTCTGCGGCAAAGAGCGGACAGGCTCAGGCGGAAGCAAATGCGAAGATGGCTGAACAGCAGGGTCTCGCTTCGCTTCGCAAGGGAGCGCAGGAAGAAGAGCAGGTTGCCCGGAAGGAACGCAGAATATCCGGTCAGCAGAGAGCGGCACTTGGGGCGGCAGGCGTTGATATAAACGCAGGTAGCCCTCTTGATGTGCAGGCTGATACAGCGTACATGGCAGAACAGGACAAAGCCCTCATAAGGTATAACGCAGAATTGCAGAAGTGGGGATTCGATGTCCAGAAGTCAAACTATGAAGCAGAGGCAGACGCTTACGGGAGCAAGGCTACGGGTGCGCTAGTGGGCGGTGTGATAAGCGCAGGGAGTTCTATTGTGACAGGTCTGGGCCAGGTCTCCGATAAATGGAGTTATATGAAACAGCCTGACGGTTTTACCGGGGCAATCGAATCATCATTAAGTCTTGTTCCTAAAAAGAAATATGCTTTAGACAGGGGGCTTAGTTATGCAGATTCCTCGCTATGAACCATCAGTAGGAGTACCGGATGCGCCGAATGTCAGGATAGCAAGACCTGTCTCGGAAGAAGCCTTTGGTTCTGGTATAGGTGATGCAATCCAGAAAGCGGGACATAAGCTTGCTGTTGTGGCGGCTCAACATCAGGAAGAAAACGACAGGATACAGTTGTCGCTTATGGATGCACAGCATGAAGCGTTTGTAAACGATTTTCTCAATCAGGAGAAAACTAATCCCGACTATGAGGGTACGGTTGCCCGATTCCAAGAAGCCAACGCCGCTTATCTGGAACAGTCTCTCAAGTCTGTTCCGAAGCGTCTCCATGATTATGTTGCCCCTATGATGCAGGCAAAGTCGCTAGCCTACGAAGGTAAGGTCAAGGGGTTGTTTCTTGAAAAACAAGAACAGGCAGGCAAAGCGGCAACGATGTCTGCTCTTGATATCTTTGTCAAGAATAACGACTTTGCGGGTTATGAGAATGAAGTCAATGCGAACAAATACCTTACTCCTATGGAGAAAGAGAAACTGATTCAGAGCGGACTCAAAAGCATCGAGACTAATCAGATTGCGGCAATCCTCGAGAAAGACCCTTACGCAAAACTGAACAAAGAGGACTACAAGGCATTTGACGATACGGACTGGGACGCTATACAGAAAGACCAACGTGTCGCTCAAAATGCCGCCAAACAAGCGTTTGAGGATAAACAGGAAGTGGAACACCAGAACCTGATAGGTGTCATCACTAAAAAACAGGGTACTGTTTCTTCTATTCTTGCAAGAATTGACAAGTCGATACTGGATAACTCAGACAAAGCAAAACTTATAAAATACACCTATTCCGAGTTCGGACTAGATGAGCATGGACAGGCGGAGAGCAGTGGTGGTGGTGGTGGTGGTGGTAGCGGCGGCGGAGGTTGGTCTAGCCATTATGGTATAGACCGGAATAATCCCGAGGTCTTGCGTTCAATGGAGGACCTTATAGACAATGATACCCTCACTGTGAAGTTTAAGACCTATAGAGATTTTAGGTTGGCTACCAATAAACATCTGACCCATTCTACGCAGGAGCGGTATAAGAAGTATTGGGAGAAAAACGGTAAACAGTATCTGACAATCGACAAAGCGGCAGATGCTATCTTCAAGAAAGACGTTAGAACTTATGGCAAGGATATTGCTGAAAGTTCTGAGACACTCATGCACCGGGAAGATTTTATAGCAGACCTTACTGACTCAGTAAAAGAATATGAAAAAAAAGCAGGCAGGAAAGCAAGGTCAGAAGAAATACTCAAACTGTCGCTTGAACTACATTCAGCAAAGGAGATAGCAGACCCTGACTCATGGTTCGGATTGGGATGGGGTAGCAAGAAAGTACCGAAACACCTTATCCCGGATAACGTTGTCAATATAAACGACAAATATTATGTCAAGCCAGAAGGTGTCGCTTGGAATCAGAAGAATCAGATATGGGTGCTTCCGCCCAACGGGAAGGATAGGCTCAAGCCTATGAAGTGGGTCCCGGATAAAAGCGACCTATATAATCCAGATTAGGAGGTCAGAAACATGGCACTATTGGAACTTGACCCTGATGAACTAAAAGAATATGACCCGAAACAGAATATACTCAATACGGGGAGTTCGGCAAAAAAAGACAACAGTGCCCCCGCTCCCGACAACTTTATCCCCGGAACTGCGGCTTATGAACTTGCTAAGTCTTACCAGACCGAGGTAGGCAAGAAGAAGAATAGCCCGGAAGAAGCCGGGCAGTATGCCGATTTGGAGGATATCACAAAGGTTCCCCGTTCTGTTCTGAAAGATAATCCTGACCTTGCCTACGAACTTAAACGCAAGGCGGCATACAACAGAACGATACATCATGGTTGGGGCGAGATTGCCGACAAGTTTCCAGTAGCAGGCGATTTTCTGGCTAAGAATATGGCTGTTGCTTATGACGATATTGAGAACCTGAAACAGACGGAGGAACTCCTTCGTTCTTGCAAGCCATTTGTAGAAAAGTCTTTTCAACCTGTCAAGGCATTTAAGAAGGGCAAACTGCTTAATGAGTATGCAGGTCTGATACAGAAACAGAAAGAATCAGGCATTACCCCTCAGTACGACCTCAAGAACGAGGCTAAGATTCAGAAGAAAGAAGCAGAGATAGCGTCACTTGAGAAGGATATCAACAACGATGATGTCAACTGGCTTGGCAAGGGCTTGCAGGGTGCGGCTGAACTTCTGGGACAGAACTCAGAAACGTATGGTCAAATGGCACTGTCTGCGGCAGTTGCGGCAGGGCTTGTTGCGCTTACAGTAGGCACTGGCGGTACTGCTCTTGGAGCAGGTGCTATGCTAGGCGCAGGGGCTGAAACAGCATCGAGTGGGGCTGTCGCACGTGCGCTTGCGTCCTTCATGTCGAAGATAGCTACACCTGGCGGAGCGGCTAATTTCGCTTCAAAGATTCCTCTTGTAATGAACGTATTCAACACGGAAGCAAATACTGCTTATCGTGATTATACCAAGAATAAAGGCATGGACCCTAACTCTGCAAGGAGTGCGTCCACCGGGGTAGGTGCTGTCAATGCCGCCCTTGAACTGACTGGATGGGAAGCATTTACTTCCCCGTTCAAGAAGCTAGGGGAGAAAGCGGGTATATGGGGTACAGAGAAACTTGCTTCCGAAGCATTAAAGATACTGGAACAGCCTACGTACAGGAAAGCCGTTACGGGGTTCGTCAAGAACTATATAGGTGTCCTCGGAGTGGAGACAACGCAGGAAGTTGTACAGCAGTTTGTAACACAGATGGGCGGCTTGTATTCTGCCGAGAAGTCAAACCTTACCGGGACAGACTACCAAGATTCAGATAAACTTGCCAAGACACTGGTTCAGGAAGGTGCAGGGGCTTTTGAAATGATGATGTTTGTCCCGTTCATGGGTGCATCGTCAAATCTTGTATATGACCTCCAGAGGGCAAATAACGCTATTGTGAACCAAGAGTTCTTTGATGCGCTAGTTGATACCACAAAAGCATCTAAGATAGCTTCACGTGCGCCTAGGGTGTATCAGAGGCTATTACAGCA